CATCCCTGGCTGAATCCAGCAGGTGTCTACAAAGTCGGGTTTACACGTGACTTACGCCGCCGGCTCCACGATTCAGGGTATATTCTCTGTTTTTCTCCGGGGGATTGGACCTATATGGCAACGTTCGAAACCGAGACCGGCAAAGAGGCCGAACGGCTTGAAAGTTTTGTCAAAGAATACTACCGCGACTCTCGCCCGTGGGGGAACGAGTTAGTGAAAGATACAGCTGATAATATTATTACGATTGCTTCACAGCTGATTTCTCTATTGGAAATTTCAGCTAAAAAAAAACTTGCCCCGCACTATCCCCGACCCCCGTCCCGCGCTCCGGTCTGCGCGGCGGAGTCAACTCCGTCTCTTCGGGCCCAACTCGCAACGTTGAAGCCGTTTCTCAAACCTTCCCTGTCTCTGCCCGGTCTCCCCCTATTATCTCAATCAGCTAGAACAGAAAGAAGGGTTGTCTGTCCCGAAATCGATCCGTTTCAAGCAGAAGAAAGACCTTACCAAAACGAGGCGGTCGCGCACTGCGTGAGAGACTTGGCCGAGGCGTCCCGGTCAATTCTTCATATGGCATGCCGGTGCGGCAAAACCAAGGTGGCATACGAAGTGATCCAAACTTATTTGGCGCGTCACCAAAAAGTTTTATTTCTTGTTCCGGGTCTGGCTCTACTGCGTCAAACTGCTCAAAAGCTTGTTTCGTATGGGTTAACAGTCCCGATTCTATTAATTGGAAGCGACCCGCTTCCTGTAAATTTAGGCAGTACTCGTTCTCCAGCTTCAATGACCACGAACTGGGAAATTATACGCACTTTTATTAATGCAGCCGGGTCGGCACTCGTGGTTAGTACGTACCAGTCGTCAGCCGTTCCGTCCAACATATTCGATTTGGTTGTATTCGACGAAGCGCATCGTGTATGTGGAGACATGACCGAACGGGTGTTCAACTATGTCCTCCTTAATTACACGAAGAGTCATCATCTTTTTATGACGGCAACCCCCCGCTACGACGGCGAAATTTCAATGAACCAGCGATCGAGGTTTGGCGGGGTGGCATACCGGTACCACCTTCGCGAAGGAATTAACGCTGGATACGTAAACAATTTCCGCCTTGAATTAGTTGTAGCAGAAGAAAATGGACCTTTCGATTCTGATGAGGTGTTGGCTTGGCAGATAAAAACAGCAATGGAAACTCCGGGAGTAAAAAAAATGTTAATCTTTTGTAAAAATATTGCTCATATTATTTCGCTCTCCCAAAAAGTAAGCGCTGCCGGAGGAAACTTTGTGTGTTACTCAGCCCATTCTCAAATGGATTCCAAAGTTCGGTCAAGGATTATCTATCAATTCGGCAACACCCATACCCCAGCTCTGTTATTCAACTGTCGATTATTTCAAGAAGGGGTCGAGTTCCCCGACCTCAATGCTATTTTTTTCGCTGCTCCCCGGCACAGCCCCATTGAGATTATTCAAAGCCTTTGCCGCCCTCTTAACAAAAAAAAAGGTAAACCTCCGTCTGTTATTTTTATCCCTCTACCGTACGATCCAAATTCGTTGCCCGACAGTACGCCAAACCTTAGACGTTACAGTACAATTGTTCCGTTTATAGATGCATTGTTGGCTGAGGATCCAGATTTCTATGACCATTTGCTCGGCGTGGGAAAATCCTATCCTTTTGGTTGTTTCCCAGTTTTGGGGAAATATGCCTTTGGGAAAAATATTTCCCGGCGGGAGATTCTCGAAGCAGTGAAACGAGTAGTTCGCTATGGTCCGGGGAGACGGGGATCCAACCGTCTCCTTTCTCCGAGTCGGATCCCATGGGACCGAGGATTTCGAGAGCTTAATTTCATTGTTGGTCAATGCGGACGGTACCCGAAAACAGTTGACGCTGCCGAAATTTCTCCGGGAATCATGATTTCGTTCTACCGGTGGTATCGGTGGACTGTGAAAGCATATTTGTCAGGAAAAAATCTTCAACTTTGCACGATGTTTGCAGATCGTCTACCTCCTTTGTTGATTGAATTGATTTCTAAATTTTGCGGGTTTGATCCCAACCCAGTAGTTTTTTTGGAACCATACCAGATTAAACAACTAGAAAGTCTCGAAGGCTGGACTCTGTTTGGCGTGAAAGGGCCTTATCCTTGGGATGAGTGTATGAAATTTCTTGAAACTTGGCTCGAAAACCACGACGGGGTTCCGCCGATGGTCGAAGTAAACCGGGGGGGATATGTATGCCTCGACGCGACGTGGATGGAACGCTTGTCCGGAGCTCTAACATGTGTTAACCAGGGCGACGGGAGAGCCCGGAAAGGAGCCCTTCCGGGTTCGGGGTTTACCGTTTCTGAACAAAAACAGAACGATTTGGATCGAATTTGTTCACGGTTTGGACTACGATGGCGTAAAGAACGCGATTCAAAAGGGGAACTTTTAGTCACAACACGAGGGAAGTATATCGGACAGCCGAGCTTTATTCAAACGGCCCATAAAAATTTTAAACGGCGATTTCGTGTCGTCGGGAAAACAGATCCCTACTTTTCCACCCATTTTCCAGGTTATCATCCCCAAGCCATTAAATATCTGTACCAAGAACGTCCTGAAGTGTATAAAAAGAAATTGATGCCACCCAAATGGCGGACTGTCAAACCCAAACGAAAATTTCAATATAAAACAAATATTAATTTAACACAAAATTCGAAGACTGATTAAAATCGCTAATATTACCATGAGCCAAGCGGTTTCGGTTTCCGTTTCGTACTCGTATGAATTATTCATGTTATAAATAGTCTAATTAAATTTTTTAACTTCAAAGAGTTAAAAAATTACAGCTTTATTTTCACCTTTTTTGACAAATTTGTAACCGTGACCCATTGCTATTTATTTCGGGCCAAATTTGACTACCCCCTGTATCTTCATCTGTGTTTCCTAACCATAGTGATTGGTCTATTGGATCCCCCCTCCCAGCCGTCTTCCAATAACAACCTTTCGGTCTTTCCGTTAAACTGTCTGGACCCTCTGTATTATTTTCCCAACCGGTTCCACCCATAGGTAGATTACCAAGATGTAGTACTTCTGCGGCATTCAAACAATCGGAGGAATTCATTATAAAATTCATGTCCAAGTCTTCACAGGTCGTGCCTTCAGTAGTCACGAGTTGGTAATCTAATTGTTTTGGTATAAATAGCGCTCCCGGGAAATATTGTGGATCCACCTCAGGTGGCCCTCTCCAAGGTAAAATAGGCTTAATATCTGTTGTAGGGAAACATTTTCCATTCTCAAAATCATAAACAAAAGATTCGTAGTCATTTTCATTTTTTACCAAATCTTCACACTCCTTCAAGCTGATGGTTAAAGATGACTCTGAGGGTTTCGGTTTCCCAAATACATAACCGGGCCTACTGTCGTCCGCGCGGTCAAACACTTCGTCCTTCAGCCAGCACTCTTGATCAACACTTCTGTACACAAAAGATTTACACTCGCTGTTACCAGTGCACTCATTGCAACATTCTTCTGCCGAAGTAATGTTCGTTAACATATCAATGTCTTCGTTACCGGTGCCAGACTTTCCCTCACCGATTTGAATGGCGCATTCCTCGGAATCTACTCCTAAGTGAATATTCCATTCATTTATATCTATACCCTGTTCGTCGTCTTTTTCAAACAAAAATTGAGTCATGTTTATTCCGCTAAGATTAGTACAATCAGCGTTCCCATCTTCGTCCATGCATAATGTCTCAGTTGCTTCCCTAACTAAACAAGCTGACAATTCACTTGGATTTTCTCGGTTGTTATTGTCTTCCCACCATGAATAAATATTCCAACTAAACCCTATAGCATCCTCATTGCTATCTGCAAGTTCTTCACACTCGTCTACCATGAACTCACGCTCTTCTTGAATAACATTAGTTCCCCCAGGAGAATCACTTGAATAATCATAAGGAGAGATGATATTATACTTTTGACGTAATACCGGTGGAGTCGGAGAAGAAGGAGAAGAAGGAGAAGAAGGAGAAGAAGGAATGACCGGTGTAGTTAGTGTGGGTTCTTCTTCACCTTTATTTACCTCTTTGACGGCGAATATAATACCCACAATAAGGATGGCCAACCCTAGAACTACTAAGGCTACTGTTGTAATTCGGGGGTTTCGTTTTAACCAATCTAACATTATTTATTTATATAAATAAATAAATAAAATTTATTTTCATCTTTTTTGACAAATTTGTAACCGTGCAGCATCATTGACTTGATATTTAATTTGAGTACCTTTCAGCCCACCCATAGCTATATTTAGACTCCCATTTGTGTTCATATAACAACCCTGGGGATTATCAGTGCCATCTTATTCAGAGACTTCATTTCGACCGATAAGATGTAGTACTTCTGCGGCATTCAAACAATCGGAGGAATCCATTATAAAATTCATGTCCAGGTCTTCACAGGTCGGACCATCAGCCATGCAGTGTCGGCCCGGGTTCGAACAATTCATTTTTAACTTCTTGAAATTAAAAAATAAGCTTTATTTCATTTTTAACTTCTTCTTCTACAAATTTGTAACCGTGACCCTCCCCACTCATCGTATTCAATTTGAGTACCGGTTGTTCCAGATGGAGCCACGTATGTTTTTCCGTCATAATCTCTTGTGTTCCAATAACAGGGGGGGGTTGTCTGTACGGGCGATGTGGGCAGTGTCGGGGTCATGCTCGTACTCGTAGTTGTGCGAACCATTCATTTTTAACTTCTTTTACAAATTTGTAATCGTGCCGAATCATTTGTCTCTTGGTATTTAATTTGAGTACCCGTTTCTCCATTTTGAGCAAGATTCAAACAGCATGGATTTTCAGTATTGTCTCCAGAGGTGTTCCAAAAACAACCCTTTGGCAGGTCTCTTGCTGTCCGCACCACGACCTCAAAGTCGTCGCCAGAAATAGTTTTCAAACCTAATTCTTGGGCAGCAGCCTGACACTCCGCCGAGGTTATCACATCACCCATCCCCACGTCCTCGCATGTCGTGCCTTCGGTGGACACGAAATCGTAGGTTGATTGTTTCGGTACAAATAAAGCACCGGGATAATAGTTGTCCGAGCCCCAAGGAAATATAGGAGTAATTTCTTCTTTGGGAAAGCACATCCTAGTTTGAAAGTTGTAGACGAAAGTCGGATAGCCCTCATCCTCTATGTAATTGGCACACTCGTCAAGGGTAAGGAACATACCATCGATAGCGGGACTTCCTTGGGTTTTTATCCCCAAGTGAACGTTCCATTTGTTTAGATCTATTCCCTCTTGGCTTTGTCTAAACATATAGGCGTTGCTGTTAGTTCTGTCGTTGTCGTTTGGGTTTTCCTCTCCTTCGGGCCACATCAGGCAAGGCGGAAAATTAGAATTAATGCCTCTTGCCTGTTGGCGTTGCGAGAAAGTACTCCAGCTAAACTCAAGGAGATCATCTCCTCTCCCCCCCCTTTGGTCGTTTAATTCTTCGTTGCGTTCTAGGCACCCGGCTACAAGTTCTACTGCAGGTTCTGGTATGATGTCTTCTTCGAAATCACTAGCACGATGCCACGGAGAAATGATGTCATACTTTTCTTCTTCGTCGCCGTTGTCGTCGCCGTTGTCATCGCCGTTGTCATCGCCGTTGTCATCGCCGTTGTCGACGCCGTT